CTATCTTTGGCGTCGCGTTCCGCAGCGACTGCGCCATCGGATCGGCCATCGCGCCGCGACGCGCTAAAAGGGCTGCGGCAAGCTGTCGTCCACCCGGCATATAGGGCAAGGCGCCGGCAGCAGCCGTAATCGGAATGAGCGGGTTGAGGTAGAAGCCAGACCCGCCAAGAGCGCCAGCAGACAGCGCGCTAATCATTGCGCGCCCTGTAGTGCCTGAATCCGGGTACTTGTTCGGCAACGTCGAGACAGCGGCATCCGCGAGGTCTTGCATTTGCGCGCGACCTGTGGCGAATTGTCCTTTCCCGACGCTGCGGTCGTTCTTGCGTACCGCTCCGAGCAGGTCGGCAGGCGTAAACCCGTCAGACTTGTCCCCGAGACGCGAGCCCGCATCACGAATGCGTGCGTAGTTGGACCAACCTTGATTGATAGCCTTGAGTTCAGCCGCATGCGCTGGATTAGCGCGCGTAAGGCCCTGCCTCATCTGATCTCGGAGTTCCTGCACGGCATCTTTCAACTGCTGCGCATGCCGGTTCGGGTCGATCGACAAGCGACGAATCTGCTGCCCGAGCGCAGTTTCCGCATCCTTGAACGATTGTCCGTTCATCAGCCCTTGGGGCGTCATCCGGCCGACGACTTCCGTCCGGTAGATGTCGTCAAACTCGCTCTGGATTTGACGCGGCAGAGTCCGGACCATTCCGCGAACCGTGTTGACGCCCTGCGCAAACGGCTTGTCTGCCTTGAATGACAACTTCGGCAGGAGCTCATCATAAGCGTCGGCTAGTTGTTGCTGTACGCGCGCGACACCCTCACGCCCCACCGGCAAGTCATCGGCCTTCTGTCCAATCGGCGTCAAGGCCCGCTGGTAAACGGCGCGGTTGAGTTCATCAAGCGACTTCTTCCGCGCGGACGTGATCGCGTCCCCGATAAGGGGAAGGCTCGTCATCTTGTCTTCCGTCGTGCGATACGCGCCGCCGAGAATCTGCCCGGGCGTCGGCGTAACGCCTTCGTCCAACAACGTGCGCGCCGCCTTGCTGGTGTTCGGGCGAATGACGCGCGCGAGTGCGCCGACGATGGGCGCCACTGCCGCCCCTGTGGCGCCTCCAACAAGCGTTTGCTTGCCCTTCTCGCTCCAGAAGTTGTCCTGATCCTCAACTACCGGCTGTAGCGCGCCAGACGCAGCGCCAGCGCCGGCCCCTTGCAGGATTCGCGCGCCCATGCCGGCCGCATTGCCCCCGGGCACGGCGAACCCTGTCGCGACGTTGCCAAATGCGCGGGCGAGGTCAAATCCCGGATCACGTTGCCCACTGACGAGGCTGGACAGGGTCGCGGGCGCGGTTGCTTGCCTCGCGGCTTGGTATTCCTGCTCACCCTCGCGGATGCGCTTGTCGAGTCCGCTGGAAGTTGCGGGCGTCATGCCGAGGGCTTTGGTAAGCGGGCCGATGCCCGGGAGGTCGTTGACGAACTGCGCGCCGGAGTTGACGGCGTTCACAAGCCCTTCCGGTAGCGCGTGCGTGAGCAGTTGCGCGCCAGCATCGATCGGGTCGGTCATGCCGCGCAGGAATCGAGATCCGGCGTTAGAAAGCGTCTTTTGGCGATCGGTGGGGCCGCTGGATTGCTGCCAGTCGCGTTCCCACGGTGCGCCGCCTTTCGACTCCGGGGCGTCACCCTGCCATTCCCGCTCCCACGGCTTCACTTGACCGGCTCCCACGAGTTCGGATCGTTCGGGTTCCCGCCCTTGAAACGGTAGCCGTCTGCCACGGTGCCGGGTTGAATCTTGGGCGCGGCCGGCTTCGCCTTGGATTTGTCAGTCGCTCGCCGTTCGGGCACGTATTCGCCGGGACTGTTGATGTCCCATTCAGGGAGGATCGTCGGAGCGCCGGGCGTCTTCTTCAGAACGTCAACGTTCGAACGATGCTGCCCGATGGTCAGCAAATGCACCTTGCGGGTCGCAAGCAGCAGTTGCCGGAGTTCCGGCGGCGTCATGGTCGCGAGTTTGCCGGATGCAGCCTGCGCGATGATTTCGCGCTCTGCGTTCGAGATTTGACCTTGACCGGCCAAGCGCGCCGCGGAGTCGAGTTCCTGCCCTGCCATGCCTTGAATCAGCGTGCGCGTGTTCGACAGAATCTCTTCGTTGCTCTTGCCGGTGATGCCCATCGTGTCGCCAAGCTGGCGCATCCACACCCGCTGATCGGCAGTCGGCCCCATCACGAACTTGCCGGAGTCGAGAACACGGAGCATCGGATCGACCGTATTCATGATGCCTTGCTGTGCCGTGCGAGCCCGTCCGGCGGTCGCTGAAACTTGCTTTGCTTGCTCTTCTGCGACCTTTTCGAAGCTCTTTTCATTGGCTTTGTTGGATGCCGTCGCATTCGCGGTCGCAGTCGCAAGCGGCCCCTTGGAAATTGGGTTAATGCCAGGAATAGCGACCGCGTTCCCGTCTTCGTCCAAAATCATCGGGGTTTCGGTCGGCCGGCCTTGGCTATCAACGCCGCCGCTGTTCACGATCTGACGATTCCTAGGCGCTACCGGTTTCGGCGCCCCCTGCGCCAACACGTCGCCAGTCAGCGGGTTCACCATCTGGTCACCCTGATTCAACACGGTCGGCTTTTCCATCGCGGACAGTTGCGCGATACGCGGCGCAAACGCCTGCATCAGGTCAGCCATTGGGACGCCGGTCTCTTGATGCTTCTGCGCGAGCGCCTGAATGAGCGCGGCCGTAGTCATCATCTTCGGCGCTGTCTTGCCGACCACTTCCACCTTCGGCGCGGTGATTTCCGGCATGGTGATGCCACCTGCGCCGCCTGCGGGGTCGCCTACGGGCACGGGAGCGCCGATCGGCGGCATTGCCTGCGGGCCGTTTGTAAGGCTCTCTGGTGCAGCCTGAGGTGGCGGCATGGTGATATCGCCGGGAGCGGGCTGGTTCGCTTGGCCGAGGATCGCGCCGCCCTCGATGCGGTCGCGGTAGAAACTTGGATCGACCAAGGCCTCGGACAGCTTCTGCGCTTTCTCTTTCTCGCGGTCTTCCGCCTTCCTTTCCAGCCACGCACCGCCGATCGATTGCAGCGCCTTCGCAAGCCCGTGAGTCCACGGCGTCGGCACAAAGCGGTTGCCCACCATCTGACCGGCTGGGATCACCTCCGCGCCCTGCTGGGACAGCATCTCGCCCATGCGCCGCTGGCGTTCGATGCTCTTGCTGTCGTAGTTGCCAGCGCCTAGCGTGGTAGACCCGAATTGCGCCATCTATGCAGCCTCCGCGATGCGTTGCGACAGTTGGCCGTAGTCAACATGCTTCACGCCGTCGATCTCTAGCACGGTCTCGGGGTATGCGCCCTCGATCTCCTGCGCCATCACGCCCATATGCGTCACGGGCTCGCCGATGTAGCGGAACGTGTAGATCGGCGTCCCATCGAACGCAGTGCCTACCTGCCGAATGTCTTCTTTTACGCGCCGATCGGACCGCAAGGCGAGTCCTGCGCCAGTGCCACCGGCCTGCATCAGCCCGTTAATCAGTGCGCTGTTGTAGCTCATTTGGGAGTTGTACTGCGAAAGCTGATCCTGCCCAGCTTGCGCGGTCGCGCTGTAGATCGGGGCCGCGTTGACGTTCGCGCCGCTGAACTGCTGGAACTGCGGAAGCGTCACCTGCGAGCCGGTGCGTAGCGCGTTCATTTCGTTCAACGGCTGGTTGCGGATCGCGAGCGACTGTTGCATCAGTTGCGGTTGCAGGTTGATCGCCTGCAATGCCGCCTGACTGTAGGCGTCGTTCTTGCCCTGGTTGAACGTTCTGTAGGCGTTGTTGTAAGCCTCGCTTCCGGCCTGCAAGCCCTGATTGGCTAGCTTGTTCTCCATCGCGGCTTCGTCTTGTGCCATCTGCGGACGCAGCCGGGCGAGGATGGATTCTTGAGCGGTGTCCTGAAGCTGCCCGATGCTGTTGTAATCCATCGGGGCATTGAACGATTCCCCGACGCGGCCGATGCCTTGTTCGGCAATGCCGCCGAGACCCGCAATCATGCGGTTCTCTTGGTCTTGCCGCTGCTGCCCGAGCGGGGTCAATTCGTCGGTGATGTACGGGACCAGCGTGTCCCCGGTGATCTTGCCGGAGTAGTCAATTTTCCGCGACCCGATGGGCGTACTCGTCCACGGGTTCGAGAGTTTTGCAGTGGCAATCGCGGCGTCTTTGTTAGCTGCGCCCTGCGCGTTGGCTGCGCCGACGTAATCAGGAGTTGCCGGGGCCGATGGCTTACCCATATCTTTTGTCTTCCTTGCTCAATGTGAGTATCACCATGTCCGCAGCGGGGCAGGCGTTGGGGATGCGCGTGACTTCGCGAAACCCGAGGTGCTTGTCGAAGCGCAATGCCTTGTCGTTGTCACTGCTGACGATGCCGATAACGCAGTTAACGCGCAGTTGCTCGAATGCGTACCAGTGGATTGCGTGCAGCCATTCACGGTTGACGCTCTGCGCCGCCACGTGCGCGACGACGCTCGCCCCGTTGAAACTGTCGAAGATGGCGCCCGCGACGACCGCGCCATTCTTCTCTAGGCCAATGGCGACAGCATCCGAGCGAAACTGACCGCCCGTCTGTGCGGCAACCCATTCGCCGACTCTCGGGCCGTCAACTAGCCCAAGATGCCGCCGCGCTCCATCACGAGCGTCGTCGCTATCCATTCGATTGACATGCCGGACGCCTGCGTCTTCAGCCTCACACCACCGAAGACACCGACACCCGAGCAGCCTTGCCAGAATCGGTTGATCTGAAGGCCGGAACCCCAGATGGAAGAACCCCAGATGGCCGCATCCCAGAGCGCACCCGTTGCAGGTGCTACGGTGATCGGCGTGGTGGGGTCGGTCTCGTCGAAGTCGATGTTCATCGACCCATAGATAAGCGGGGAGCCATCGGTCCGGATGAGCGGTTGCATCGACACCCATCGCTTGCGCAGCCCGGGCAGTTTGTAATCCTGGAACGCTTGCAGGGCGTTGCCATTAATCGCAATGCCGTTGTCCGCCTGCGTGTCCCAGAGTTTGACGACAGAGGTCGCCATGCCGCCGAAGGGTGAATCATTGAACAGCGTGAAGCAGACGCAATCCCAGCCCGTGTATTTGCTCCACGCGCGGGTGATGGTGTTCATCACGTACTGCTGGCGCTCGGTCGCACTCGTCGGCACGTTCAGCCATAGCTGGTTTTCGCGCGGGAAGTACATCGTTTCCCAGCCGTAGTTCGATCCGTAGTTCGTGACCGCGTCAGACACGGCCCGTTGAATCTTGTACGACAGCGCCACTTGAGGCTGTACGCGCGAGGATTGCAGCGCACCGGACAAGGGGATGACGCCGTCCTGACAGATAAGCAGCAGGTCGCCCGCGTACTTCATCAAGCAGCGCCGGCCTACCGGGGCGCCCATCGCCCATACACCCGTCAGTGCGAAGGTGTTCGCGCTTGCAGGGTCGGTGCCCTTGTAGACAATGACCTCACCTTTCGAGGTCACGAAGACAAGGTAATCATCCGCACCTTGACCGGCGTCGATCGTCCACGAGGCCATTGCCATCACGTAGCCGCCGAGCTTCGCCACGCCGTAGAGCGGGAAGACCGTAGCCGCGCCGCCGAGGGCGTTCGTGCCGAGATACCACACGTTCAGGCTGTTGTTTTCCACCAGCCAGATACGATTCTTGAACAGGTAGATTCCGACGCAATCGGCCGTGTCAACGCCCGTGATGTCGTAGGGCGCACCGTCACCGTCTGCGGCCCACACCGTGCCGGTGTAGACAATCGACTTATCCTCACCATTGACCGCGCGCAGGTAGTTGCCGCCGGTCGTACTGACGTTGATGTATTGCCAGCGAGCGTTAGATAGCGTGGTGACTGCCGCCGCACCCACCGCGCCGGCCGTCGTCACGTCGTAGATTTCGGTCCCGCAGGCTGCGAACAACTTGTCGGATGCTGGCCCGGCGTAATTCATGAGCGTTTCAGTCTCGGCCGGCAGGCCCGTCGCCCATTCGGAATATCCGTAACGCTGGTTAACGCTTGTCGTACTCGGAAACCAGTTTTCCAGAATTACGGCGTCGTTCGGGGCCATTTCCGACAGCACGTCGCGTGCGTTCCATCCGCCAGTCGGTGCCGGCAGATTGACGGAACCCGAAACAGGTCGCTGAATAAGCGGACCACGGCGAGCGGCTTGCATCAGCTACCGTAGCCGCTATCGGGCAGGTTCACCCAGCCGATGAGCGCGGTAGACATGCGCGGGGCCATCGACAGGTTCGGCGCACCACCGTCCGCGCTTTTCGCAACCTCGAGTTGCATGTTGTAGTCCCTGAACAGCGCCGTGGTTTCGAAGCCCTTCGTCTCGAAATATTTGAGCTTCAGCGCGAGAACCATCAGCCGGTCAGGGAAGATCGCCGTATCGGTGTCCTGCGTGAGCGATGCGACAAACGTCCCGGACGAGTCCTGCGCCCAATAGCTCGATACGTACTCAAAGCCAAGATACTCGTTGGTCCCCATCGGGGGCCAGACTTGGAAATAGCCGCCCATCTGCCGCCAGCGCATGCGCGGGCCGGTGCTGATGTAGCCAGACTTCAGCCATTGCCATTGCTGCGGCGTCTCGGGGCCGAGCATTTCCCAATGTTTCGACTTGTCCCACTGCGTCCGGTCGGTGATGCGGTCGAAGCCCGCAGGCATCGCATACTTTACTTTCGAGAACGTGAGCGACGCCGAGCCGGTGACGTTCGCAGCCTGCGACAGCGTGACTTGTGTCGCCGAGTCAACCGTCAGGATGTACGTGTCCTGGTTGATGCCCGTCCCGGTGACCATGTACGTCGTATCAAGCGACGACGTGTCGGACAGGCCCGTAACCACCGCGCTGCCGTCCGTCGTCGCGCCCGTCTGCGTGCTGTACTGCGTCGTAAAGCGGTACTCCGTGTTCAGCGCCTGCCACGGGTATTGCCGCGCCAACTCGTAACCGGCCGCATTCAGGAGCGCGAGCATCTGCACCACGTCCTGCGTCTGGTTCCCCGCCACGGACGACGGGACAGCAAGGCCCAATTCAGCGGACGCTTGCTGCACGAGTTGGAGCATTGCCATTTACGCGGCTTCCTTTCGAGGGCGACCGGGGCCGCGTTTGTCTGCCATGAGTTCCGCCAGTTGCGCCGCCATCGCTTCTTGTTGCTCGCGCAGCGCGGCGATCTCTTCGTCCTTCTTGCGGATTTCGTCTTCGCGGTTCACCGCTTCGGCGGTATCGCTTGCCGCGCGCAAGTAGGCTTGTGCCTTCTGCCGCAGCGTGTAGGGGTCCATGCCTGCGGCCATGCCGAGGCGTTGCACCATCTGGTCCGAGGAATTCGCGATGCTCTCGACCGTGTAGAACTTGTGGAAGCGCAGCGACTCCGCTTGATCGCGACCAATCAGCGCCCATTGCGCGATCGGCGTACCGACGACTTCGACGGCGCCTTCCTTGCTCTGTTCGTACCGCGCCCAATGAATCGGGAAGCGTTGTTTGTCACCGGCATGCGCCGGGCGGTCGATCACCGACAGATTGTTGCCGGGTACGCAGATACGCACGAAGTCGACCCAGTCATACATCGGGCGCCCTTCTTGGTTGCTGCGGAATTCGTTCAACACTTTGTCCAGTCGAAACTCGACCGCAAGGGCAGCATCAGGATTCGAGGCGCCGGAGAACTCCGGGTTATTCAGGTCAGAAGCAAGCATCGTTTGGCTCTCAAGGAATTGAGAAACCCCCGACCACGCGGCCGGGGGGCATTGCTGAAGTACAGCTGATTACAGGGTGCGACCAACCTTCGGCCAATTGATAAAGCCCGCAGCGGTCGCGGCCGCGCCACCGACAGCAGCATCAAGCGCGATGCCGTCAATTACTTCGGCACCTGCGGTCGCGTCGTCGTCCAGTTGCCCGGCGGTGCCGGTGGAGTTGATGAGCGTGTAGGCCGCGCACAGCGCGTTGGCGCGCACCGTGCCAGCGCCAAACACTTGCAGCCAACCATAACCGCTTGCCGCGATTGCAGCGCGCGCCACGCCCGCCAACTTTCCGGCGCCGGTCCCGGGCGCAGTCGTCGTCGTGCTCGCCATGATGGCAGTGAAATCGCTGCCATCGACGACCGCAACGTAACCGTCACCCGTGATGGCTGCGCCAGAGTCCTTGACGTAGATGTAGCCCTTGACGCCCGCACTCGTCGCGTTGAAGCCGACTTGTCCGAGGCCGTATTCCGGGCCTTCCGTGGAGGTCCGAACAGAAGTCGGATCAATGCCAGATACGTACATGATTTCTTCTCCTGTCAGGCAATTAGGACACCATTGAACTGAGCACTCGAGCACGTCAGGTTCCCCGCCCAGCCGATGAGCTTGACCACAGCATCCTGGTTGACTGCCTGACGCTCGCCGCCGATCGGCACGAAGTTGCGGTCGCGGTGAGGGCGGAAGTGCATGTACTTGGTGTTCAGGGACCACATATGGGCCGAGGTCGCGCCGCTGAAGCTGGTTCCGCCAGACCCACCGGAGTAGATGCCGCCATCGAGCACCACGTCGGCCGTCTGACCGCCGCCGTAGAACTTGAGGGTAGAGAACCCCGAACCGGCCGACTCTTCCGACGTGATCCGCTGGATCGCCTGAAGCGAGTTCACGTAGTACTGAAAATACGTCGAGTCCGAAACGATCAGGTCCGCGCGATCGGTGCCGCGCACGAGGCGAATTGCGAGCGCAGTCATGTAGGCTTGAATGTTCGCCGCCGACACTGCCGCACCGCCGTCCGTCGCGCCGCTGTACTTCTGCGAACGCCAGAACGTGCCGATGGTCGTGCCGCGATCGATACCGCCATACGTGCCGGAGGTCGGCGCGTCAGGCACAGCAGCGCCGAGACCCGTCAAATTCTTGCCGGCGTTACCCGTGCCATCACCGTAGAGGTCGGTACTGATGCGGTTCATCAGTTGCGCTTCTGCCACCTGAATGCGACCTTCCATCAGGTCGATGATTTGTTCCTTGCCGGAGTTCTGAAGCATTTCCAGACCGGACATGGTGACAGCAGCGGCGTACTGCGAAATGTTGAACTGCGCGGCCGAAATCGGGCTGTTCGGCTGGATGTTGATGAGTTCGTACCCGCTGTACGAATTCACGTTAGCCGTCGTCGCGTCGTTGTACATGATCTCTTCCAAGATCACATTACCGCCGCCGAACGGGCGCACGTTACCGCGCGACTTGAGCTTCCGGAGAAGCGCGTTGTTGTTTGTGACGTTGTCGGCCAATTGGCCAGACCGCTGCTGAATCGTGGTCGCGATAATGTCGCTAACCGCACTATTGGCGAAAGCCATGATGTGCTCCTAGTCGGATTTAAACCCTGCTCGAATGGCTGTCGAACGCTGCCGACAGTTGATCGCGCAAACCTTGGGAGCCGTTTGGTGCTGATGTCATTCCGCCAGGAGTGGAAGAACGCACGCTGACCGCTGCGGCTTTGGCTTTCTGCACATGCGCTGCCGCCTGTTGGCGAGATTGGCTCTCGGCTTGATGCCGCTGCCATACCTCGTCATTCAGACGAACCGCTTTGTCATAGGCCGACTGAAGGTCTTGGGCCATGCCCGACTGGAGTAGTCCAGCCATCGTTTCCCGCACTTCACTGAAGTAAGGCTTGTCAGCAGAGAACCGAGTGATTTCGGATTCCGCCGCTTGCCGTTGCTGCTGTTCCTGCAAACTCGTGAATTGCTGCCACCCGCTGCGAACTTGTTGAAGTTCTTGGCGGATGTGTTGTAGTTCCTCGTTTTCGTTGCTTTCACCCAGCGTCACATTGAAGTCACGCGCGAGCGTGCGCAGCAGGTTTTCCTTCTCCTGCGGCTGTCCGAAAGCGAGGGTGTAATGCACCTGCCCCAGCGACTTGATCCACTGCGCCGGCTCGATGTTGCTGCTCTGAAGTACCGGCATATACGGGTTAAGCGCGTCTTGAATCGACTTCGCGCGATCCGCTTCGGCCTTGTAGGTACTGACGCCCGTGGTGTACTCGCGTTCACGCTGCGAGATGTACTCGGCGAGCGTCGGGTCTAACTTGTCCCAATGCTCCCAATAGTCCTTTTTCCACGAGGATGGGCGTTGCGGCCGAGGCTTCTCGGGTTGCTGTGTTTCCAGCGACTCGACAGGCGCGGCTTCCTGCGGCTTGCCGGCAAATCGCCCGCGTTCATCGCGTTCGCGGGCCGCGCTCTGTTCTGCGGTTTCCTCGATTGCGGGGGCGTCGCTTGTGACGACTTCGGGCGATTCGTTGACGGCGTCGAAACTAGCTTCGAGCGTGTCGCGCAAAGTATTTTGCGGGTCCATGCTTGCTCCATGAAGGAACGGGCCACCGCTATCAGGCGGCCCGCTTTGAGGGCGTCTCACGACGCGCTCGGTTAGCGGCAGACTTCAGTACCGCAGTTTTTCGTACACCTGACGGGCAATCGTTTCCTTCAGCCCACCGGGCAATTCCTTCGGCTTCGGCCCGAGATATTTGGTCTCGTTGCCGACTTCAATCAACCCGTGCGCCTTCAAGTGTTCACGATGACGCGAGCGAGAGGTAATCATCTCGCCCGTTGCCATCGATTGATAAGGCGCGAGGTCATCCATGATATACGGACCAGCGGGGGCAGCGGTTGCCATGTCGGCAACGTCGACCCACCGTCCATCACGGAAGACATACGTCTTACGCACTCTTGATGACCATCCACAAGCCGCTGCCGTAGCACGTATAGCGAACGACAGCATAGGTCGTGTGCGCGTACGACGCACCGGCCACGGCCGAGCCGAACGACGTGCCGGGCACGCCGATCGCCGCCGAACTGGTCGGGGGCCAGACCTTGATCGTGGAGCCGGTGTCGTTGACGATGATGACCGAATCACCCGGCTGCGCGATGCTCGGCAGGCGCACACCATCGGCACCCGTCACGCGGTTCACGCTGGCGGTCAATTCGACAGCCGTCGCGAGCGTCGAGGACGACGTTGCAGTCACAGCAGCGGCCGTGCCGCCCATCGCGGACGCAGTGACCGGGGGCACGCCGACGCGCACCAGTTCATTGGCAAGGGCCATTTCTTACTCCTACTGAGAACTAACAGGTTGCGGCGTCATCGCCTTGATTTCGGCTTCGCGCATCTTGTTCTGCGAAACCATGACCGAGGCTTGCGCCTTCGTTTGTTCAGCCTGCGCGCGGACGCCCTCTGTCTGCATCTGCACGCCTGCGAGTTGCTGGTCGTTCTGCATCTTCTGCTGCAACGCTTGCGCCTTCATCTTCTCTGCTTCCATGCGCGGATCGGGCGGTGGCGGTTGCTGCGCGCGCTGCTGTGCGCTCTGCTTCATCTGCTCGACCGTGGTATCGAACGCGCCCTCGATCGTCTTGCCGACCTTGAAGCCCTGCACACCCCACTTGAGCATTTCCATCAGCAGCGGCACGAGGTCAGGCGCGGCCATGCCGGCCTCCATCGCCTGCTTCAAAAACCCGCCGGTAGCGGTCAAGAACTCGACGCGCCCTTCCTTCTCGGCCTGCTCGTCGATCTGCACCAGCGAGTCCGCAGCAATGTCGATGCGGAAATTGCGTAGGGCTTTGCGGTCCTGTAGCAGTTGCAACGCGGGGCCGATGTACTGCTGGTCCGCTTCTGCAAGCTGCTGCGCCGCGCTCATTTCGACGATGGTCTCGGGCGCGAAGTGTTTGCAGATGACTTGCGCCTTCAGCCGCAGGATGTCGGTCGCAAACTGCGCGACCTGTTCCTGATAACCGCGCAACCGCAGCGATGCGTATTGACCCTTGATCTGCTGCGCTGTCGCGGTCTCGCTCGCCTGCGTCTGGCCCCGGATAATGTCGCTGATGCCGGTGATCTCGTACACCTGAGATTTCACCTGTTCGAACGCGCCGTAAGCCTCGCGCAACGCTTCCGCGATGGGCTTCAGATCGACGAGGTCGATTGCGCCTGCAAGCCCGTTCTTCTCGCTGAACGCGGTCCAGTTCTTGACGGCGATTAGGCTATTGTTGTCGCCTTCGCTGAACAGTCGCGAAAGTTCAGGGATGGAGTTGTCATAGACCCCGCGCACCTTGAGCGAGCGCACAAGACCATCGATGCGGTCCGACAGTGTGTCGAGTTCGCGCGCCTGATCCTGGTAGAGCGTGAAGTCAGGCAGCGGGACAAGTGACTCATTCGTGATCGTCGCGTACAGCGGACGCGGGCACGGAAAGAACCCTTCCAACTCTAGCGGGTCGTCGCGCTCGTCGAGTACCTTGGAAAGGCTCTTGCTGATCCACAGCGCCTTTGACGTGTCCTTATCCCAAATCTCATAGACGCACGCCTTGGAATCGGTCTCCGACTCGCCCTTCATCTTGCTGTCTTCGTCGGGGCGCGAGTCCAGCGGGATCGAGCTTCCGACCTCTTCGCCGAAGCGTTCGATGCACGCACGGCGCGACAGGTAGACGCGACGCCAGACAGCGGTAACTTCTTCCCACGTACGCGCGACCGAATGCCCGAAGTCCTTCCAGTGGACGTAATCCACCGGGGCGCATTCGTAATCTATCTCTTCCTGCGTCTCCTGCTCTTTCTCGGCTTCCGCGTCTTCGGTCAGGCTTACGCCGTCCGACATTTCGACTTGTCGGATGTGCGGTTCGTAGCGCACCCACGACGTACCGCGACCGCCGAGAAAACGGTCATGCACGCATTGACCGATCGTTGTCTTGTAGTCGGGGTAATGACTGATTTCGTAGTCTAGAGCCCGCTCAAGAATCAGCGCAGCAACGCGCCCAACCGGGTCTTGATCGCGGAAACGGCGCGAGACATCAGGCTTGGGCAGGCGTGCAAACGTCGCCGAGTAGAGCGTTTGAACATTGCTCCACAGGATGTTGAACTTGCACTCTTCGTACCCATCCCGGCCTTGACGCGAGTCGTCCCGATACCGCTTGAGGATGTTCTCGACGCGACGGTGCCAAGCCTGGAAATCGCGGTCATAGGCCGCGATGTTCTTCAGCCATTGATCGGCAGTTGCCACTACTCAGACCACATCCGCGCAACGGGTTGCCACTTCGGAAGTTGGGTCAACCCTGCCCACGACAGACCATCAGTCGGGTAAGTCATCAGCCGGCCTCGTTTGCGTAGAAGAACGTCACGTCAATAGTGTTGGCGATCGTCGCGTAACAACCGCCCGTGCATGTCGCTGGGTATCGGTGGAACCCGACGGCCGGCGTGATCGTGCCGCTGATCGCCGTGCCACCCGGTCCGCCGTCACGAATGACTATCGTTCCAGACGTGGTCGAATGAACGTAGAAGCCCAGCAGCGCGCCGGCATTCACTGATACCGCGCGGGAGGCCGTCAGATTCTTCGGGCTTCCTGCTTCGATTACTCGCGCCATGTGCGCTCCGTGGAAATTGTCAGAAACACAACTAAGCGGCAATATCGCTCAACAAAACCACATCAAGCGTACCGCTCGACACAAGCGTTTTTACGGCATCGCAAATTGTTACCAATCGATCCATTTCGATCATGATTGCGTTATCCGCAGCGCCACGCGCCACAAATTTGTGGAGCATCAAAATTCCATCCATCCGCGCCTCCGCAACTGCTTGAATGCGCCCGACGATGGTCGCAATGTTTGCCGTTTCGGTACCGTCGTCAGGAGTATTTGCAACGCCCGCATAACTGTGGCCAATAATCGGAAGAATCATCCGCGATTGATTTGTTGCAGCCATCGCATCCATAGCAGTATATTCGGAATATTCAGTAGCAGCGCGGCCTAATACAAATCCCGCTGCTTGTGCTGCCGTCAGCGTGGACGCCGACCCGTTAGCGGCTGAATATCTGCCTTGCGGCCAGATATAACATTGCGCACCGGAATCGGTTGTCAATCCATTCGTAATCAAATAATCCCGGTGATATTTCATATCGGCAATACGCTCGGCGTCGTTAAGATACGCCGGACCACCTGTAAACAAGTTTCCGGACCCGCCAATCGGACCATGTGCAACACACTCATTACCGGCCTCGGTAATTTCCACGAGGTTATCTAAAGTCATATAACCAGACTTTCCCACCTTGTCGGCAATAATCCCCATCGAGAACGGGAACCCGTACCGGGTCAATACAGGCCACCCAAGCCGGTAAACGCTGTCATATCCGTCATCAACGGAAATACACAATCTCCCTTTGTTTCTGACAGCGCCGGCCGTCATTGAGCGGAACCGCACAACAGCAGATGTGCCATTCGCAACAGTCATCCGCACCTTTGCATTGATCCAGGCTTGATCTGTCAGGCTTCCTGTAAATCCATTCTTTGCAAAAGATGCGTTGTAATGCGTAAATGTCATCGTCCCATAACTTCTAAACGGGTCGTTATTTGACGGAGTTCCGATCGCCCTAGTGTCAGTTGCAAACACTGAATAGCCGCTGGTGCCAAGATATGCGACAGCGTTCGAAAGGTTTGCCAAGTCATCAGTCTGAAATTCATAAGACAAACAGTCACAAGTGAACTCAGTTACCGTGTTCATTTGCAATTCAAAATAGTTACTTGCTCCAGCGGTCGCCGTTGCATTTATTTCAAACCACTGCTCGCCTTGATATGTTACGAATTTGGCGCTATTGAGTCTGCAACCTGCGCCGACAGCGGCAGCAGGCGTTACCGTCGGCACCCTGGGGCCAAACAACGCGACGCCGGGGAGCGGCACGACATTGCGCGCCGCCCTTTGCATTAAGGCCGTCCACGATGACTGATTCCCGCTTGTGAATTCCATATATGCCTCAGATTCGTCTTGTTGACCGTGGCGCGGTTCGCCACATTTCATCGAGTGACACGGCCGATTGACCGACCGTCACGCCGCGTATCGGCAGGGGCACAACCACTGCCGCCTTGATGACTTCTTCGAGTACTTGCGCACCGTAGCTGAAGGCGTCGCCCGGATGGCTTGCCCAATCGTGTTCCGGCTCTTTCGAGCGGATGCGCTTTTCCTCGTCCCACCGATACGACCACGACCGCAGTCCAGCAAGGCCCTCTTCGCAGTTCGTCCCGTGGAACCGCACGCGCTCGATAACGCGCCGCGCCGCGTTAATGCGGTCGGGAATCTTGCCCATCGGCACAATGGCAATGCGATCCGATCCGAACGCCATCAGGAAGCGTTCCATTGCTGAATGCTTGCTTTGAAACGTCTTGATGCGGGCGTCGTGCGGCAACCATATGCGCTTGATGCGGTACGGACTCGCGCGGAGGCGGTCGATCCAGTCGTCGGCATCCATGCCGATGCCTTGGTCGTAGTCCACAACATCGAACCCGCCGTGCTTCGCCTGCCAGAACCAAACGGATGTCGTGTCCCGAAAGCCAAGGTCACAGC